TTGGCTTACCTCCAATTAATAGCTTACCATAGCATATAGGCACAGGCGTTCCCTGAACCACTGTACCATCAGGGCCATTAAATAATCCTGCCTCTGGACCCTGTTCATGACTAGGGGCTTTTGCCATTAATTCGGATAATCCCATCATTGCTATATTGATACCTATACTCATACCTATCATTCCCCATGTTGACATTGCACCACCTTCCATCATTGCAGCCCATCTTCCCGCTTCTCCTGGTGGCACACCATACCATATGGACACAGCTATTAGGATTGCTCCTAGTATTACTCGCCCCCACCCTCTTTTTGAGCCTGATGGCATAAGTGCTAAATGAACATCTCCTTTTTTATTTTCTAAAAGGAGTTCTTCAGGTTCTTCTATAGTTTCTTCGTCTACAACCATAGATAATTCCAAGCCCGCTTCTGCGGCTTCTACTAAAAACTTTCTAAAGCCTTGTGTTTGACAGTCTATTAATTTTATAACATCAGCCATTAATGGAGCGTCTACACTCCATTCTTTGCCAAAGTTAGCTAACTGTCCGTGTAAATAAACGTTCCTTTGCATCGCTTGTTTCTCTTTCTCCTGGTAGTAATTTTACTACCTCTTTATTAGGTATACTTATTATATAATAAGGTAAATTCAAAAAATTACAAGTGCTAATATCATGATCACTTGGATCAGGTCTATAGTCAGGGTGACTATGTATTACTGCTTCTATTTCATCTGAAGCGAGTATAGCTTGTAAATAATCTTTTGAATTTAACTCAAATCCTTCTTCTGGATCTTCTGCTTGGTTTCCGCAAGGGTACCAAGTAGTTTCTCCGTTTTTACTTCCAATCACTCCACACCCCTCTTTTGGGTATTCTTTTTCAAAGTGGCTGAATATATCTGTTAAATGCTTTTCTATCATTATTTGCCCATTCTTCTTGCTGTTGGAAATCCACCATGAGGAAGACCCGGTCCCGAGTCTAAGGTTCTTAATGTTGACTTCCCTCTACTATTAATTGCTCCACCAAGAGTTCCATTTACTGTTGCTGACCCAGGACTACTATTATCATCTGTTATTGTTTCATTATTTTGAAATACTCCTGTTACATTTGATAATGTTAAAGTTCCTGTGGAGCCACCATCGGTATCAGTAACTATAGTTGCAGTAGCTTTACTAGTTCCTCCTGTTAGTTGCTTGCCTGCAGTGAAATTCGCACTTTGTCCATCATACGCTAAAGTTGCTATAGGATTATATCCGAATCTTTTCTTACAAGAAGTAATTCTTTTACCACAAATATCACCCCTTGACCAATAAGAATTAAAACCTGGCTGTACTCTATTTGTAGTTCCTGATTGACTCTCCCTTCTTGCCTGCCATAGCCTAGTTACTACAGTAGGATTTGTAGCTGCTGCTGAAGAGCCACCACCTCCTGAAAAAGATACTGAAACAGTTTCTCCTTCAACGTACCCGTGCCCTACATTTTCTATGGAGACTGCTGTTACTGCTCCATTCGAAATTATTGCAGTACCTGTCGCTTGTACACCATTTGTAGTGCCAATATCTGGAGCGTCAATGGTAACTGTCGGGGCGCTTGTGTAGCCACTCCCACCATTAGAAATTGATATACTTTCTATAGAGCCATCAAGTACGTAAGAGTTGTGCTTACTTTCTGCATATACATTGACAGCATTAGCCATACTATATGCAGTATACACTCTTACTCTATCCCAGTCTGAACTATTGTCTGCTGGAACTGAAGTGTTTCCTGCGGCTGCCTGCCAATATTGAGTAACTGTTCCCCCTGATGTTTGTGACCCTCCTGCGGCTATTTTTGTTAAACTTGTTGTAGTTGTTTTATAGTATAAATCTAATGTTCTTGTGCCTGAACCCGGATCAGTAGTAAAAGAAGTGCTTGATGGAACAATATACTCATCTTCTGAATTTACAAAAGCTCTATACTCTACTCCTTCTATACTTATTTTACTCTCCTCGTTCCATGTACAGCCGCCCTTTCGTTCCCAAACATCTAAGTGATTTCCTGCCCCTTGATACTCCCAAGGGCACATATTACCAATAATTGTTCTTCTGGGTAAATGAACTCCTGATAGATCAAAAGGAGATGTCAGTACAAATGAAACGTGAGTAGGTGTTTCTGCTTCAATTCTATCAAGATAATACATATCAACTGGAAATTCAACTCCTGGGTCGCTTGATGTATCAACATTGTAGAGATACTTTTTTAGAGTTCTTCTTCTATAAAATTTTAGTCCAAGAATATCTTCAAATGAAGCCTCATCTAAAGCCCCTTTAATACTGTTCGAGCCTGTTTTAAGTACATTAGCGATTTGTAATTTGGGTTGAGGCATAGGTCCGCCTGCTTTAAAGCTAAGTCCTGACAAAGATGCAGGAATAGGCTCATAAGTTCTTACATCTGTACCATCTCTATCTCGCATAGTTATTTTAGTGCTAGAACTAGCATCATAATACATATTTGTAAAGTATAAATATGTATCAGGGGATTCTGTTACTTGAAGCTCATATAACTCTACTATTCCTGATGAAATAGCGAGCGATTGTACATCTTGGACTATGGAATCTGTTGTCATGGCTCATATACTCTGGTTAATTTTACCGATAGACTATAGTAGTCTCCGTGATCATAAGTTTTTGTCCAATTTGAAGCGATAGCTTTGATTGCAGTTTCACTTCCGCCTGCGTTACTATCAGCATAGGTAAACTTACAAAGGTCAACTCCTGCTAGTCCTGTGAAGAAGGTTACTAAATCATCTATTTCTGCTTTGGGTCTTGTTTTGAAGTTTAAACTAAAACTTTGGTCGATAGTATTAATACCGTTTGCTACTCTTTGTTCATACCCATCTCCAAAACCTGTAGTATATACTCTGGTTTTATCCTCAACAGTGAACCCTTTGTCTGGCATCACCGCAGCACTGAACCCTGTTATATTACTCCCGCTTGATTGTGTTAATCCTGTTGCCATATTATCCTCCTGGGTTTAGCATTCCGCCTGGCCTTTGTTCGTCTTGTAGTCTCTCGTCAATAGCATTTGCAATGACCATTCCTAAAGCGGCCCCTCCACTTTCTCCTGTTATTGAAGTATCAGTTTGTCCATCTTGTGCGACATTTACTGTTACATTTGTATTATTTGTTGATCCTGCTCCACCTTTCATTTTAACAGGTATTGACCTGTCATTTCCTAGAGGTACGACGGCTTCTGTACCGTGTAGTGTTGCAGCATACCCTGAATTAGGGCCTGAAGCAACTGCTCCGGTTCTATAAGACCTATATCCAGGTGAGCTTAATATTCCACCATACCTACTCTCTGGTTTCGGAAGTCCTAGAAAATCCGTGCCGAAAGAGGTGCCACCAAAAGCACCCATTAACATTCTCATCATTAGCTGCTTAGCAATAACTTTAGCTAAAGATGCAAGTATATTTTTTGCCATATCTTTAAAAGCATCACTTAAACTTTTAGTTCCTGTTATAACTCCTTCTAGTCCTGATTGCATGCTATCTGCAAATGCGTTGGTACCAGCCATAGCAAGTTCCCCTAAGTCTGAATTTAACATTTTTGTTCTTTCACTTGTTTTTTCAAGAGTTAATACATGAAGTTCCGCAGCATCGTGCTTTGCCTTCATTGTAGCGTACCCTGATGAGCCCTCTGGCCCTGCTTGTTCAAGTTCTTTTGTTCGTTTTGCGGCGTCTGTATCCCACGATGCACGAGCTGCTGTTGATGCGGCAAAGGCTCCTGCTGTTTGAGATTGTTTCTTCCAGTAATCTCCAACTACACCAGGTCCACCCGCTGCTCCAGCTACTCCCATTTTTGCTTGAGCGAAAGTAAGTTGAGCATTTGCTGCAGCAAGTAAGTTCGCTTCCATATCTGTAACCTGTCCATTAATAAAAGTTAGTGCTGAGGCATAATCTGTTACGCCTTTTATGGCTTCTGGTCCGTACATAGTTAGGAGTGTTGTTCTTATAGTTTCGTAACTATCTTCAGTATCAGCCATCTCCTTCATTGACTTCTGTATATTTACAACTGATTGTCCAAATTCAGTCATAGCTTTATTTTTTAATACAGCTTCTGCTACTAGTTTATTGAATCCTTCCTGTTGAGAGCTAAGGTCTTTTAGTGCTTTTGTATGTCCAGAGTGTTTTTTTGTAATTTTATCCGCTAAGTCTCCTGCTTCCTTCCATTCTCCTGCGTTTAGTTTGTCGAGTACCCCTTGATAAGCAGGGTCTAATGATGCCATTACTTTAAAATGTTCTTTTTGTTCGTCTGCAATTTTTTTAATCTGTTCTGAGCTATAGCCCTTACCTTCTAGTGCTGCCATACTTCGTACAGAAGAACCTCCTCCAAGGTCCCCTAGTAATTGTGAAGCTTTATGAGTCCCTGCCGTAGTACCTGTGGCTATTACACCCGCTTCTTCTCGCATTTGTTTAATTCTGTCTGTCTCTCCTTTTACGAAGTTAATTCTCTTTCTTGCATTTCTTTTTGCTTCGTACTCCTCTTTCATGTCTTCGCCTTTATCTTTTGTCTTCTGCCCCCAAGCCTCTAAATTTCCTCCTAATCTTCCGCCAGTAACTTTAGATAACCATTTTCCTACCTTCGCCATAGTTTCACCAATTTTCATTAGTATCTTATCTAAGCTTTCCCACATACCTATTATAGCATCTTTAGCCATGAATATCATGCCTATCCAACCTATAATACCAAGAGCTCTGTTCATAGCTCTACCCATTCTAGCTGCCATAGCGGACATTTGAGTAGTTGTTACTTTCCATATGGCTTTCATGGCATTAGTACCTATTTTAAAAGTAGAAACAAGTTGTCCTGTTCCTAAACGGGTTTTTGCTACGAAGCCTTTCCAACCGCCGTCCATTGCAGTCAGTGTTAATCTTAAGCTTTTAAGTGTTGCTGCATCCTTTCCTTTAAACATTCCAGTAACAACCGCACCATGTTGTGCGTACTGCTTTTCTGCCGCTTTTAAAGCTCTTGTAAGACCACCTTTTTGGTTTCCAGTTAGTGCTCCTCCAGACCTTAATTGAGAGAGTCCTTTAGATTTTACATCCTTTAAAGCACCTCCTGCTAGTCCTTGAGCTGACTTTGTCGCTGTTGCTGAGGAGTATGCTCCCTTTATACCACTTACGAACGCTCCTCCAGCTCCTTTTAGATCTCCGAAGGCTGCCTTTCTTGCAAGTGCGGCTTCCTGCATCTTTAATGTCATTGCTTCTGCAGATGGTATCACCTGTTTAAGTATAGACGCTGCAAACACACCTAAAGCAGCTACTGCTGCTCCAGTATTATTTACAAGTACACTTCCAAAGAATTCTGCTATTGGAGCTATACCTTCTAAGAAAGAATCTGTTATTTCTGTAAATTTAGTGCCTAACTGACCCATTACATTCACAGGAATAGCATCTCCAACAGCTCCAAATTTTTCTTCGGTTTGTCTCATTACTTCATTTAATACAGCAGTCTGCCTTTCGAAGGCCGTAAAATCTTCTGCTGATTTACCAATAATAGTACTATGTTTTGACATAGCATCATCTAGTCTAAGTATAATACCTAATTCATCTAAAAGTTCTGGTTCCGCTTTTGTAATACCTTTTATCATTCTTTGATATGAGTCTGCGAAGTCCCTACCTAATGTAATTGAGGCTTTGGTTGCGGCTGCACCAATTGCTGTTATTTGTTCACCTGAGAAACCTGCAGAAGCTGCAATAGCCACAGACTCTGCAGCTTGTTTAAAGTCGAGTTGCCCTTTTGTGGCATCTTGTAAGTTCCTGGTCATTGTTTTTAATGCAAGACCAGTAGCTTGCCCATAGGCAACCATACCTTGTTGTTGGACACGGAGGTCAGAGGCTCTTTTAAGAGCTCTAAAGGCGGCATCTACAGCAAATAGTGATGCTGCTAATGTTGCATAGGCAGGGACAAGCCCTCCAGATATCCCTTGAGACATCTTAGAAAAGTTTTTTGTAGAATTAGATGATGCTTGTGCGGCTCCTTTGAGCCTTCTGTCCATAGAATGAGCACCTTTACCTGCGTTATCTAAATCTTTGCCTGTTTTTTTGGCGTCGTTACCGACTTTTTTCAGACTGCCTTCGTCATCTATCTTTATAGTCGCCTTAGCTTGATTTTTAGCCATTTACTGATATACCTTTCCCCTGTCCGGTAGGGGCTCGGCTTTCTGACCTTTTTCGGTCTTTAGCCATTTCTTCGTTTTTAAACTTTGTTGTAAATCCATCTACATATCTGAGAAAAGTTACAACTTCTTTTGGTTCGTTTATGTTTAATACTGTTAAAAGAGACCCTAAAGCACTCCAGTCCTTACCTAAGTAATTACCTCCTGCTCCGTCCCAAATATCTGGTAGTAAGTTATGCAACATAAAAGCATTTACTACTTCTAAGGGAAATATTGTCCCTTCTAATAATTTTATAGTATCTGGGTTAGGGTCTTTTTTCATGTTTTCCATAATTTTGTAGTATTCCTCTACATTTTTATATGGAAGACCTCCTATTTGTTTTTCAAGCAAACTAACAATGTAGTCTACTTGATCGTAGTAAAATTTTCGAGGTCACCTACTACTTCTGTTATCCATGTATCAAAATCTGCTGAATTTTTCATAAGAATTTCTGCGTTTTCTTGACTATACATTAATTCATCGTCTAAATCAACTGTACTAGTGTCAATTAAAAGTAATTGTGATACATATTCATATTTTAATCCAGTCCAGCCCTTGATTACCGCTTTTACATACTCAGTAAGAAATAAATCTTCGTCCATTGATTCTTCAAAGGCACGAGTTTTCTTATTAAATTTCTGTTTTAAAGTTCTATTTCTAAGTTTCATTAACTCTTCTCTTGCGAGATAAGTTAATTGAAGACTAAAGCCTTCAAACTCAGGATAGTCTACAGTAACAGTTTTACTTGGTGTAAGTAAAGTCGATAATGATACAGGTTGTACTGTTTGTGTTTGTTCGTTCATGCTGGTTCCTTATTTAAGGGTTAGTAAAAAGTATCAAGGCGGCGGGTAACCGCCTTAATACACTAGTTTTGGTTACGCGTTAACGTCCTTTCCTGTAAATGTAAATACTGAGATTTCATCTGTTGAGTCAAAGTCGCTCGGTAACGCATGGAAATTTGTTTCCATTGAAATTACTTCTTCAATTGAATGAGAAGGCACTTCTAAGTGGCACGTTGGCATTGTAATCGCACAATACGGAGCAGTTCCTGCCCCGATATCAAACGCTAAACTAAATGAGTTTTGGATATCACTAGTAGCTTCTACTAGATCTTCATAAAACTCCGCACTTGAAGTACTAGACGCATTGTCTAGATAACAAGTGAAGTTTCCGCCTACGGATTTACTTCCTGTAACGTGTCCTAAAGGTTGGTTAACAATACCTAGAGTTTCTGGTGTTAGATAGCTTAAGTTATTACTCATAGTGATGTTTCCACCAGTTAGAGTAGTAGCATAAGTTACTGAACTTCCAGAAGCGTCTCCTGCGATTGTTAAGTCTGATACTCTGTTTCTAATGAAACCTGTAGTATTAGACACTCCTTCATAAATAAGTGCAGTTGAAGATGATAAGTCAAGAGTCGCTTCTTCTGTAATTAGTTTTCCGTTTCCAGACCAATTTACAGTAGCAATTCCATCTAAATCAAAATCAAAAGATGCTTCGCCTACTGAACAATCAGCAATTTTATAAATCATCTGATTTGCAGTAGCAGCACCTGTCGTATAGTTATACGCAGCTGCAGCTTGAGAAGCTCCAAGTATAAAGTAAAGGTCAAAGACCCCTACAGTAGCTTTGTTTGAGCCTGTTTGAACTATGTCAAGGTTGGTTCCGTCTGATGTAATACCAGCAGTTCCAGTTTGTCCAAAGAACATAGCCCACATAGCTTCTGACACTTCACAATGTCCGCCATCTGTTGCACTTCCTTTTCCTGAACTACCTTTAGTACCTCCGGCTGATGTGTAAGGCATCATGTAAGTGGAAAAACTCCACTCAACTGGTGCAAATGAGTCGTTAAACATTGCACGACCCCTTCTACTCGCGCCTGAAGTATTTTGTGCTTCATTCAAGGTAATTTCACTAGTATTCATACTTTGAGAAAACGAAAATCCGTCTAAAACGGGTAAATCAAAATACATGTTCTTCGACCCGGCTGATGCCATTGGTACATGTGCTATGACTTTCGTATCTCGAGAAAAATACAGTTTTGTTGCCATTATAGTCTCCTATTTGGCTTGAAAAGCGAATACGTTTGCTTTTGCTAAAGTACTCGGTTTTCTAATATCGCACCTCTATTATCATTTCGCCGATGCCGAGAGGTGCTAACACTCCTTCGTCAGTATCTATTGATACTACCGTAATTTGTGCGACACCAGCGCTTCCGTATGAGTCTGTATAAGTCAACTGATTGTTGTTATCCAGTACATATTCTATATCTTCGAGTAGTAAACAGAGAGCCTCCGTAGGGTCCTCTTGGTTTACATAACATCGAACTGTAATTGTTAAATATCTCCACCTGTTTCCTCCGCCATAGTATTCTCTTGTTTCTGTGCCTGCGGATAAATGCACAGCGGGATAAGTACTAATTTCGTCCCAAAATTTCATTTGAGGAAATACTTGATTTGAGAGTGTAGTACGGTAGTCTCCCGTACCATTTATATTCTTTAGTTGTACTACTAAAGCGTCTAAAATCTGTGATCTTCTTGTTGATATACTTCTTGTCATTATACTCTCTTAGTCCTTACTAGACCATATTTTGTGCCCATAATTGACTGGGCTAATTCTCTTATTGTTCCACCTATTAGCATTTTTGGGTCTCTACCTGTGCTTGCCATAGCATTTCCATTCTCTGGTTCGAATACTGCATAAGGATCTTTTAAATAATCATATCGTATTTCTACTGATTTTGGCATTGGCACAACCTGTGTTACTTGTGCACTTTGTGCAAATCTGCCTGTCCTATTTTCTAGTCTACGGGGATAAGGTCCCATATTCTTCATTAATTCTTCTGGGAGTGCTTTATTTAGTAATTGTTGTAATCCTATAGGGTTCATAGATAGGTCTTTTTGGCTACCTCTACCTTTACTAGATTTACGCATAGACCCTGCTGCGGCTTTACTTGCTGTTGCTATTCTAGCTTTTGAGGATTTCTTAGCTTTTACTCGCTTCCCTCCTCTAGCTGAACCTGCTTTGGTTACAGTTTTCTTACCTTTTGTAGTTTCATTTGTTTTCTTAAACTTTTTAATGCCCTTAGTTGTAACGTTTAGATTTTTATTCTTTTTAAGTTTTTTAACTATAGGGTCAACTGTTGCTTCTACAGCACTTTCATTCATTCTTTGACGAGGGGTCTTTTTAGAGGCGGATCTCTCTGCCCAATCGGTAGCATCTTCATCTAACTCCTTCAGTAAAGCATCAGCTATTACATCCAAAAATTCGGCTATTCCGTCTGCATCTGCATACCTCATTAAATTATTCTTTGAGGAGTGTCCAATCATTATAGCAATTTCTATTTTATCTCTAAAGTTTTTAATATCACTAAATTTATGATTATTTACTGTCCATTGTTGATCAAACCAATTATCATGAATCTCTTTCATTATTTCATCATACACAGGCCTCTGACTGCCTTGTGCCTCTAAAAACATGTCTACATCTGACTCCATTTGTCCTGACTGTACTGCATGTAGGTTCTCTTCAAATCCTAGTAACGCGATTGTTGTATCATCAGAGTTAAAAACTCCACCATCTGGATTAGCGTCTCCACCTGGAAAACCATGAAGCCTCCAAGCATTACCTTGCCTGCCTGATATATTACTAAGAACACCTGTCTTTCCTGATGTTGCGTTACTTCGTTGAGTTATACCTTTAGCAAGGCTAGATCCCTTAACGGAGGCATCACCTTTGACTGCTCTTACTAATTCCCCTGCGGCTTCCTTCAGTAACTCGATACTGGCGACATTGACCTTATTCCTTTTTCCCCATGATACAAACCCTTCAAAATCTTCCCCTGTATTAGTTGCAAACTCTACAACTACATCGCGACCAGGCTTGCTTATAATAAGAGCTCTAGGGTTTACCCCTGCTTGTTGGTATTTTGCTTCAACATTTTGAGGGTAGTAAGAGAATCCATAAGCATGGCTTAAATAACTTCTAACTAACTTATTTAAATCAGTTACTTGCTTTTTAGTTGGTTGTTGGCCTGGATTTGCCTTATGCCAGTTCATATAGGCGGCCTTTTTAAATGCTTCTAATAGTTCATCTTCTATCCAATTTTTATTATATACAATTTTATGATCTCTGACTTTACCGAATCGTTTACGTAGTGCATCACGCTGTATGGGTTCAGGGATTTTGCTCTGTAACCAATTAATGGTATCTTTAATAGCCATTAAACTATATCTATAATTTTATAAAGGTCGAGTACTCGTTTGATGTGATCTGGAAAACCTATATCATTT